ACCAGGAAAAAGCGAGAGGAATTATCTATAAGTGCATCTAAAACAATTAAAAAGGAAGACGTAGAAATTGTTGTCTCTTTTGATTAATATTATAATTTTTTAATATAAATTTTAACATAATTTTTATTAATTATGTTAAAATTTAAAAATAATAATTAGATTATACCATAATGGGAAATAGTGTATCTAGTATTAAAAATATAAATTTTGAAGATATGTTGAGTTTTATAGAGAGAACTAGTAATAATGAAAATACAATTATTATTAATACGCTTGCTCAAACCAATCAGGGTTGTTTAATAAAGGGTACAATATCTATTGACGATGAAATTAAAATACTTAATTTACATTTGAATAAAGACAAAAATACAAACATTGTTATTTATGGTCTAAACGCATGTGATAATACAATAATAAAAAAATATGAACAATTACTTGGCTTAGGATTTTATAATGTGTTTGTATATCCAGGTGGTTTATTTGAGTGGTTATTATTGCAAGATATATATGGGTTTAAAGCATTTCCCACAACAACCAAAGAAAACGATTTATTAAAGTATAAGGGTCATCGGATATTTAATATAAAAATGATTGAACATTATAGTTAATTATATAGTTAATTATATATTTCATTAATTATAATATTAATTCTGTATAATTTGGGATAGCATCAATATCCATAATCGTTTGATTTTTGCTTAACTTAATTTTCTTTTTGTTCGCAATAAATCTATCAAAATAAGGATTATCAATGACTTTATATGGAATATGATTTGTAACTGTTCTCGCTATCATTTTATATAATTTAAAATCAGGATATCTCTCTTCTCCATTATTCTTATACATAATATTTCGTCCCTTATCGTCTTTACACCATCCCGCAATTATTTTTAATATAGGAGATTTAATCTTATCAATATCTTCATTGTCATCCTCTTCTTCGTCTATAATAAAATCAAATAACGCACAGCCTAACCGACATAGGTCAAAACTATAGTTAGGGTCTAATCTAGGTTTGTTTTTATTTAAATAAGGTTCGCAATTATATTGAGTAGCAGCATCGCCTTTATTATGAAAACTATCGCTACACATTACAGTTCCTCTAAATTTATAAATGGCTCGGCCGAAATCAATAATTTTATATATACGCCCATAGGTTGGAACCTTATAATGTTTTCCATCTAATTTATAATAAAGATATTCTAGGTCGGTTTTATTGTACATTATATTATTTGTATGTAAATCATTGTGGGTCAAATGAAATTTCTGTTGTAAAGTAATTAGTGTCAGGAGAATTTGTATAACAATAGAACCCCATTCGTCATCCGACACTTCTTCTTCCATAATTAAAGAATCAAGTGTGCCTTCACATCTTTCTAATGCAATTATTTGAACTGGAAAGTTTGTGATTTTTGCCATGAGTTCATCCTCGTTCATATCACTATAGTTACTATCGCCATCGTCGCTGACAGCGTTGTCACCGTCACTTTTGTCGCCTAGAATCTTGCCTGACTCTTCCTCGTTCATATTATCATGAATAATATCAGTGAGCAAATCATCATCGTGAATATCATCATCATGAATATCATCATCATGAATATCATCCTCATTTACATCTGTATTTGATGAACGCGATGAGCAAGTTGAAGCACTAGAACAGGAAGACGTATTTTTTGATTTTGAAATTGTTATATTATTTTCAAATATTAATTCAGGATTAGTTTCAATCAGTTGGGTATTTTGTTTATTCTCATTTAGTAAAAAAATAGAGTCTAAATGGGTTAAATCTTTAATATCTGACAACTGAAGAACAACCTCAGCATCATTATTAAAATTTAATCTTTTTTTATAATTTCTAGTATCATAATTACTTTCTTCGGCAGAAATATCTACTGTAAATAATGTTCCATTATTTTTATGAAAAAATGATGATTCAGTAATATAATCAATATCATCAACCACATTAAACGCGAAATCATGTTTTATTCCTAAAAAAGAGCCATAAAAATTCAAACCATGAACAAATTTATGCTCATTTAATAATTTACTTGTTAAATAACTAAAAAAACTATCAACATAGGCGGCATTATTCATATCTCGAACTTTTGGGTGAGAATTTACATTTTCAAAATTAGGCAAGTTCAATAAATCTACATTAGAACTATCATATTTTCCAATAATATATTTAATTGGGTCCAATAATGGACTATATTTGAAAAATATTTGTTTTGTATGTTTTTTATTATTTTTATCTTTGACAGTTCCTTCAAATTTATTATCTGATTCCTTTTCAGAAATATTATAGAGAGAAAAGGATTGGTCTAGATTAATACTGTTATAATTAGATTGATTTAGGGTAAAAAATTTATGATATAATGGAATATAATTTTGAATTTTACTAATATTTGCTGAATCTTTTTTTTCTAAAGAACTAAATAGTTTACTATTATCTCTCTTATTATAAGAAAACTTCATTAGTTGTTATAAATATAAATTAATTATTATTTTAACTCATTATAATAATAATTAATTAATAAATATATAATTGAAATTAATGGGTAGATAATTAATATATGCGGTTAAAAAAGATGTTTATAATATTAAAAAAGTATAGATGACTTTAGAATTAAAAAAATTTAATATGCGTGATATTAGTTTTAAACCAGATGAAAATAAAGGACCTGTCGTGGTATTAATTGGTCGCCGTGATACAGGTAAAAGTTACCTGGTTCAAGATTTGCTCTTTTATCACCAAGATATTCCTATAGGAACAGTTATATCCGGCACAGAAGCCGGAAATGGGTTTTATGGTTCACATGTGCCAAAATTGTTTATTCATGATGAATACAATACAGCGATTATAGAGAATATTCTTAAACGCCAAAAAACGGTTTTAAAACAAGTTAAAAAAGAAATGGATCAATATAAAAGGACAACAATTGATCCAAGAGCTTTTGTTATTTTAGATGATTGTTTATATGACGCGACCTGGACAAAAGATAAAATGATGCGGTTGTTATTTATGAACGGGCGTCACTGGAAAATTATGTTAATTATTACAATGCAGTATCCACTCGGTATACCTCCAAACTTAAGAACAAATATAGATTATGTTTTTATTCTCAGAGAACCCTATATTGCAAATAGAAAACGCATTTGGGAAAATTATGCAGGTATGTTTCCGACATTTGAATCTTTTTGTCAAGTCATGGACCAATGTACGGAAAATTTTGAATGTCTTGTTATTAATAATAACTCCAAATCAAATAAATTACACGACCAGATTTTTTGGTATAAAGCCGAACCGCATGGACCCTTTAAACTCGGATCTAAAGAATTTTGGGATTTATCAAAAGATTTTAATTCAGATGAAGAGGAGGATACATATGACCCGCAAAACGCAAAAAAACGCGGGGCTGGTCCAAAAATTAGTGTAAAAAAAACAAAATGGTAGATATATATTTATACCTATAAATTATATTTTAATTGTTTTTTCAGCAACGCATTTATTTTTCTCAATAAATTCTTCTGTTTTAATTTCTGATTTATAATTGTATACACAATTGTGTGTTTCGCCTAATCTATGGAGCAGACAATACGTTTTTTCGCATTTACATAAGCCTATTATTTTATCGGAAAGTTTTAATTTTCTATCACAATTTGGAAAATTACACAGCATTATTATAATATATTAATTAAATAATATATTATATTTCAAATTTTATATTATTACAGATTGAACAAATACTATTTATTACTTATTAATTATCTCACTAAGACCGTGGTCAGAATTTTTAAAATCGGTAACTACATTTTCGCCTTCAAATAATTCTTTGCGAATATCAGATAAAGAACTATTTTCATTAAGCCTAATTTCGGTGGTGTTCATATCCTTTACACTTACCAACTGCCCATCTTCATTAATGGTTTGCGTAAGAACATTTCCGCTTTCAAGTGCCTTTTTCATGTTATCCGCAATAGCCTTTTCTTTTGTTTCCCGTACACGTGTGTCAAATTCGGTCTTTGCTTGCTTTTCATTTTTATCCTTCTCGTGCATAAGTTGATTTAATTCATCTTCCAAATATTCAACCCGTCCAGTTTTATATGCCTCCGGATGAAAAGGCATCCACATCCCCACCGGGCCGACAAACACATCGTGGTTTGGGTCAACCTCGCGCAACAATTTACATCGTAGCTCTGCTTCTTGTTGGCTAGGATAACAACCTCTCACTTTAACGCCTCTTACGCTCGTCTGAAACTTATGCGTAGAATTAAAGGAATCATCCAATTTCTGCTCATTTAAATCAATAAAATTTTTATAATCATCCTCAATCGTATATGTAAATAAATTTTCTTTTTCTTCAGCACAGAAATCT